ATTCTATGTTGATACTCTTGATATGAAAGTATTGATCGTAGTACCAACGACATCTCTTGTAGAACAAATGGCATCTGATTTTATTGAATACAACAGTGGACAAGAGTTAGATATACACAAGATTCGTGGTGGAGCAGACAAGAACAAAGATGCAAGTATTACGATCACTACATGGCAATCTGTGTATAAACTCAGAAAAGATTGGTTTGCTAAGTTTGATGTAGTTGTTGGTGACGAAGCACATTTGTTTAAAGCAAAGTCATTGACATCTGTGCTAGAGAAGATGCCTGATTGTCAGTATCGTTATGGGTTTACTGGCACACTTGATGGAACACAAACCCACAGACTTGTACTCGAAGGGTTGTTTGGTTCTGTGTTTGAGGTGACAAAGACAAAAGATTTGATTGATGATAACACTCTAGCAGAGTTTGGTATCACAGCACTCGTTCTTGAATACCCCGATGAAATAAGAAAGATAAATAAGAATATGAGTTATCAAGAAGAGATCGATTGGATAGTTCGTAATGATGCAAGAAACAAGTACATACGAAATCTAGCACATGGTCTAAAGGGTAACACACTTATATTATTTCAATTCGTTGAGAAGCATGGTAAAGTTCTTTATCCACTTCTTGAGAAGGAGGGCAAAGTTGTTCATTTCATACATGGTTCAATTAGTGCAGAAGAGCGTGAAGATGTTCGTAGAATTGCTGAGTCTAGTGATAATAACATTATTCTGGCTAGTTATGGCACTTTCAGCACTGGCGTTAATATCAAGCGTTTGGATAATATCATCTTTGCATCTCCTAGTAAGTCAAAGATTAGAAACCTTCAATCGATAGGTAGAGTACTTCGTAAGGGCAATGGGGCTGATAAAGCAACACTATATGACATAGTAGATGACCTTCAATGGAAGTCTAAGAAGAACTTCGCAGTTAAACACTTCATGGAAAGAGTTCAGATATATAATGATGAAGGGTTTGACTATAGCATATACAACATAAAGATGAAAGGATAGTCTGATGGAACTTATATATATTAAGTTAAAGAATGGACATGATATCATTGGTATCGAAGGTGCTGAAGATGCAGGGTGTTGTAATGTAGAGAACCCTGTGCAATTAAAGATTCACCCTACAGAGGGATTTTACGCTCAAAGTTGGTTGCTCTTTTCGGAATCGACAAGTGTGCAGATAGATAATGATGATATTTTCGTGAAAAGTAAAGCGAATACCAGAGCAGAAGAATGTTATAATTCGTTTTACGAGGACATGGAAGAGAGAGGATTTCTAGATGATCTTGCTCACAGCGATGCTGATGAAGCAGAAGAGCAGTTGATGGCTTACATCGACTCCAAAGAAGCAACTAAACATTAGTAGTATTCTTAGAGCGATAACGCTATTATACACAGGTTGCCTACCTTTGTCAAGACATTTTTGACAAAAAATAAATAAATTTTTACTTGACACCTACTGTCTATTATAGTATACTGTATCTAAATTAAGTGAGGATCAAATGGCTAAAAAGAACTATGTAAACAATCCCGAGTTTCTACAGGCTATCGTAGATTACAAGAAACTATGCGTAGAAGCAGAAGACTCTGGAGATGACAAACCGCAGATACCTGATTACATTGGAGAATGTATATATCAGATATCTACTCGACTTGCATCTAAACCAAACTTCTCTGGTTACTCGTATAAAGATGAGATGATTAGTGATGGTTTAGAAAATGCTATTCAAGCACTTGGTAACTTTGATCCCGACAAGTCTAGCAATCCATTTGCCTACTTCACACAGATAATCTGGTATGCTTTCTTAAGGCGCATCGACAAAGAAAAGAAACAATTGTATATCAAACATAAAGTAACTGAGAACTCTGTGATCTCTGGTACTGCTGTAGAAGGTGCAGGTGATGGAGATGATGCACCGTCTTACATTGATCTTGATAACGATTACATGACAGATTTCGTAAAGAACTACGAAAAGAAGATGGATGAAAAGAAAGCACAACAGCAAAAGAGAGCAAAGAAGGGCTTAGAGAAATTTATTGATAATGAGGAGTAACTGTGAAGATTGCCGTAATCAACGATACGCACTGGGGTGCGAGGTCAGATAATGCCGCATTCGCTGAATATTTCATCAAGTTCTATAAAGAGATATTCTTTCCTAAACTAAGAGAAGAAGGCATCAAAACCATCTTTCACTTGGGCGATGTGTGTGATCGAAGAAAATATATTAACTTTGTAACCGCTAAGAATCTTGAAGAAAACTTCATGAGGGTTTGTGCTGAAGAAGGCATAGATGTGTATCTTATCGCAGGTAATCATGACACTTTCTATAAGAACACCAACGAAGTAAACTGTCTACGACAACTCTATGGTAACTCAAAGTATGGTAATATCCATATCTATTGGGAAAAGCCAGTTGAGTTAGAGTTTGATGGTTGTAAGGTTATGATGGCACCTTGGCTGTGTGCTGATAACTGGGAAGAGTCTTTTGAGATGTTTAAGTCTACAGATGCTCAGACTTTGTTTGGTCACTTTGAGTTTCAAGGTTTTGAGATGATGAAAGGTCAACTCTGTACGCATGGCTTAGATAAGAAAGTGTTTAACAAGTTTGAAGCGGTTTATTCTGGTCACTTCCATCATCCATCTACTGTAGATAACATCACATATCTTGGTGCACCATATGAGATGAACTGGTCAGATTATGATCAGAAGCGTGGTTTCAGCATCTTTGATACATCTGATCGAAGTGTGACTCATGTAGAAAATACTTTAAGAATGTTCCATAAGATCAAGTATGACGATACCGACATGACAATTGAAGATATTGCAAATCTTGATACAACGAACTTGACAAACACCCATATAAAAGTTATAATAGTGAACAAGTCTAATCCTTATATCTTTGACTTATTCCTTGATAAGTTGCAGGCGGCTGCCCCTTGCGACATCAAAGTCGTTGAAGATCATATGAACTTAGATGTGATTGATGAGACTGAGTTGGTTGATGAAGCACAAGATACATTGACCATTTTGAAACAGTATGTTGACAACCTAGAGATCACCGCAGACAAGCAAAAGGTTCAATCTGTCCTAGATGATCTATATGAAGAGGCAATTAGTTTATAATGGCAAACATTTCATTCGAATCGGTTCGATATAAGAACATTTTAAGTACTGGTAATACTTGGACAGAAGTTCAATTAAACCGGAGTAAGTCTACCCTTATCATTGGTGACAATGGTGCAGGTAAATCGACTATGCTTGATGCTTTGACCTTTGCTCTATATGGTAAGCCCTTTCGTAAGATCAAGAAAAACCAGCTAGTAAATTCAATCAACGGCAAAAGTCTAGAAGTAGAAGCTAAATTTACCATTAGTGGTTCTAAGTTTGTTATCAAGCGTGGTATCAAGCCAAACTATTTTGAGATATGGAAGAATGGTGAGATGTTGAATCAAGATGCGGCCGCTAGAGATTATCAAGCCTATCTTGAAGAAACTATATTGAAACTGAATCACAAGTCTTTCGGTCAAGTTGTTGTTCTTGGTAGTTCAACATTCGTGCCGTTTATGCAGTTGAGAGCAGGTGAAAGACGAGAAGTAATCGAAGACTTACTCGATATCCAGATATTTACTGTGATGAATACATTACTAAAGGATAAGTTATCTGACAATAAAGAGACCATCAAAGAAATCAAGTATCGAATCGATCTACTTGATAGTCAGATTGCATCTGCCAAAACGCATAATGAATCTATTCGCAAGTTAAGAGAGGGTGAAGTAGATAAACTCAAAGAGAAGTTGCGTGAACAGATTGCTATCGTAGAGGCAGAACAGGAAGCAGTTGATACCTTAATACAAGAAGTGACTGGACTAAACGATGATATTAAAGACAAGCCAGAAACGAAGAAGAAGTTGAAAGAACTTCAAGAGTTGGATCGTGAACTTGCGAATAAACACAGAGCATTAACTAAAGAGGTCGCTTTCTATCAAGATCATGACAACTGTCCAACCTGTAAGCAGGGTATTGAGCATGACTTCAAGCAAGATACGATTACTCAACACAATGCAAAAACAACAGAAATCGAAGAAGCGAGAGCCGAACTAGAAAGTAAAAGTTCTAAGTTAGAGAGTCGCATTGACGAGATTGATGATGTTGAGAATGTTATCAGTGCCAAGAATCTACAGATGAGTGAGCATAGAATGGCATCTAAGATTGCCATGAATAGTTGCAAAGCAATCAAAGAAGAACTTGTCGGTGCTGAAGAACAAGTAACAGAGTCTGCAAACAATAGCATAGGTGATCTAGAAAAAGAACTTAAAGATTGCCATTCAGACCAAACCGAACTGTTCGATTCAAAAGAAACTCTTGGTGTAGTTGCGGCTATGTTAAAAGATGGTGGCATCAAAACACAGATCATTAAGCAGTATGTGCCTGTGATGAACAAACTAATCAACAAGTATCTTTCAGCAATGGACTTCTTTGTTCAGTTTGAGTTAGATGAAAACTTCAATGAGACCATCAAGTCTCGATTCCGTGATGTGTTT